TATGCAGTCGAGCTCGTGCTTAGAAGCGAGGCGGGTGCGGACCATCCGCTGGCCGTTGACGTGGGTGAGACCGGACGGGTCCGTATTCACGGTCATTGCCGAATCAACGGCACTGACTATGCCGTCTCTCCCTCTGAAATCAGGGAAATGGGGGCGGCGTGCGGGTGGTCGGATAACCTCGCCGACGCGGCCGAACAAGCCATCGAAGCGGCGGAATCCGTAAAAGGGGACGAGGTCGAGTTCGATGCCGCATCTCTGCGGCGATTACTGGACACAATCAGGGAGGGCCAGACCCTGGGCCTGACCTGGGGAAACATAGAAGTGGATCAACATGGCGAGGAAAGCAGCAGCAGTTAGCCCTGCGATGGAAGATGATGTGCAGCTCAACGAGGAGGAACAGCAGACTCTAGCCGCTGAGGAAACCGGCGAGCAGGTTGAGCCGGTAGAAGAAGAAACCTCCGAACAGGCGCCGGAACCGGGAGCTCCGCCGAAGGCTCCGAAAAAACACGAGGAGACCGTCTCCTATGACCGCTTCGAGGAGCTCAACGAGCGGATGCGGTTGGCGGAGCAGCGCGCCGCTGAAGCAGAGACGTATCGTGAAAGGTGGGCACGTCTCGAGGAGCGGCAGAAGCAGGCGTATGAAGCGCAGCAGCGGATAGCGCAGGCTGAGGCCCAGCAGCGCTACGAGCAGCAGCGTCCCAATGCGGAGCTCGATCCGGTGGGAGCTCGCGCCTGGGATGCGGAGCAGCGCGCGATCAGAGCGGAGCAGGGCATCGCGCAGATGCAGCAGCAGCTCCAGTACATGAACCAGCAGAACGTCGCGCAGAACCAGAACAACGAAATGCAGAACTGGTTGGCGTTCCAGGTTCCTCAGGCCAGGCAGCGCTTCCAGGACTACGACACGCGCGTCGACTACGCTCGAGCCGCTCGTGCCGCATGGTGGGCCAGCGTCTTCCAGTTGCCCGACGGCCGGCAAGTGCAGTTGTTCACGCCGGACGTAGCCAGGGAGATCACCGCGCGCGAGGAGCTCATCCTGCTACAGCGTGCGAAGGAGCTCGGAATCCCGGTGGCGGACGCGGTGGTCAGGCTCAGCGATACCTGGGGTTATCGGCAGTGGGCGGCAGGACAGGGTCAAGCGAACGGACAAGCAAACGGCCAGGTGCGTCAGCCGCAAGTCATGCCCTCTGGTAATCAACGCCTCGACCAGCTCCAGCGTGGACAGGCAGTTCGGGGTCTCGGCCGCGTGACCAGCGGGGAGACCAACGCCAATCTGTCCTGGCAGACCATGTCGCCGCTCGAGTTCAAAACCTTTGTCGGTAACATGAGCGAGGACCAGTACGTGCAAATGGTCCAGGACCCCAGGTTCGGAAAACAGTTCGAAAGGCGGGTGGGGGATATCGACCTCACCGATCTGACCGCATAGGAGGAGACCATGCCATCGACATCGAAGGCGCAACAAGGCTTGATGGGCGCCGACCTGGCTCGACTACGTGCCGGCAAGCCGACCGTCACCGGGATGGGAGAGGGACAGCTCGAGGACTTCGCGGCGACGCCGACGAAGGGACTACCGGTTCATAAGGCGAAGCATCACAAGAAGCATATGCCGCCCCATAAGGGTCGGCAGGCGAAACCGCGTGGTGGAGGACCGTACTAATGGCTAACGGCGAATTGATTCCACAGACTTCCGGTCGGACAGGGAGAGTGTTCCCTGTTAAAGACCAATATTCCAAGGGGCAGGAAACCTACCGAAGTATGCCCTCACCGGGGCATAAGGGTCAGACCACGTCGTTTGGCGGGTATAAGGGTACAAAGCATTACAATAAAGCGGCTACCAAGACCCGCGAAGCCAACATCGGTCGTAGGGCGAATCCACGGGGAGGAAATCCCTACTAGTTGACGCAGCCCACATAAAAGAGTAATTCCTGGCTCAATCGGAACCTCGTCAATTCCGATTCCGCACTAGACGTTAAAATGCGGACCCCGACTAGCAGTTCGCCTCTCTAGTCGGGTTCTCCCTCGGCGTTAAATCACAGGGACATTCGTTGGTGTTTCATATCGCGAGGGCAACCTCGCGTGGGTTTAACGACCGGAGGAGTAACCGCCGCGACTACTCCGGAACGAATTCCAGGAGCTACGCCCGTGGCGGAATGGGTATATCAAAGCACCGATCCTTTGACCGCGCGCATCTGGGCCAAGCAGATGATGGTTGCCTTCGCGCAATGGAGTTTTTTCTTGCGCATCTCATCGAAGGAAGACACCAGCGCGGTCATGGTCTTGGATAATCTCGAGAAGCACGCTGGCGATACCGTTATATTCGGCGAGTCGACACTACTCACCGGTGCCGGCGTGATGGGCCTCAATGCTCTGACCGGCAATGAGGAGTCGCCGAATACCTACAGCGAATCGTTGGTGATCAACGAGCTCTGTCACGCGACATTGCTCAGTGGTCCGATTTCCAACCAACGCGTGCTGTTCGACCGGCGCAAGATTGGACGCAACCGGCTGGCAGACTGGTACGCAGCGCGTTGTGATCATGCTGGTGCGAATCAGCTTGGGTCATATACACCGCAAACTGACCCTCGTTTTACAGGGCTTCAAGCGTGTATGACTACGACCCGGCAGATCCTGCCGACCGGTGTGACTGACGCCGCAACGCTCACCAACACCAACACGTTTCAGCTTACTTTCTGGGACACCGCAGTCCGGTCGGCCAAGGCACTGACCACTGGTATTCGTCCGATCAAAATCAACGGCCGCGATCTCTACGTCGGAGTCATGCACGTTAGTCAGACTACCGACATGAGACAATCCACTTCTACTGGACAATGGCTCGATATAGAGAAAGCTGCCCTCACAGGCGGGGACATTGGCGACAATCCGATTTTTTGGAATAGTTTGGGCCAATATCATGGCGTACTCATGCATGAGAACTCGCGCGTAACTAATGCAGTGAGTAATGCCGGCGCCGCAGTAGCCAATACTAAACGCGCACTATTTCTCGGCGCGCAAGCGGCAGTCTTGGCATTCGGTCGCGGCCAGGGCGAAGCGCAAAAATTCCGGTGGCTCGAAGAGTTGAGAGACTTTGGCCGGCAGATCGGGGTCGGTGTGTCCGCTATTTGGGGTTTGGCAAAGGTCCAATTCAATGCAGTGGACTTCGCAGTCTCGGCAATTGACACTTACGGAACCGACATCGATCCTTTGGGGAGCGCCGCCACCAACGCGCAGTAGGGCAGGAGGAAACTGTGGCTACATATTCAAGCAATCTGATTCTCGCAGGCGGCGGACAGGCAGCGCCCAGCGTGATGCCGGGAACCACCAGGCCCGTGCTCGGCTCCATCGTCATTCCTGCAGGTGTGACTATCGCGTTGAACGATACGATGCCGTTGTTCTACATGAGCGCGGGCAGCACGGGACACATCCTCTCGTATTGGCTCGACAGTCCGGCGCTCGACAGCGGCGCGACTCTGACGGTCTCGATGTTGGATTCGACCACGCCCACGCCGACAACGTTCTTTTCAGCCGTCACTGGTTTTCGAGCGGGTGCCGTCCTGACCTCAGCGACGGCAGCGCGTGCGTCAATGGGTAGTGCGGTGAACTATCAGGCGGCCAACCTGATCTTTCTGAGAGCCGCCGCCGGGGCTGGAGCAAACGTGGGTGGCACGCCAGTGACGATCTACTTCGAGTTCGACATAACGAGAGATTAGACAATGAGAACCTTGAACACTGGCCGGGCGTTCAAACGTCCCAAGCCGCCGGATGACGGCGTTGATATTCGCATCAACGACGAGGTCACTCGCAAGCGGGAAGATGTTCGCACGGTTAACAATGATCAGGTCTGTCCCGCGTACTACCCACACGGGAGCCAGGCGCACTCGCATCATCTGCAGAGCGCCGACGAGGACTACGAATACGCGCTGTGGGGCTGGAACGAGCAGGCGCGGGAGCTCGCTCAGGAAGACCGCAACGGTGACGACACCATAGGTCGAGGTAAAAACAATGGCTGACAAGAAATCAGGCGGGGTGCTCTACCCGAACCCCTATAACGAAACCTTAGGCGGCAATGGCCCTCAAGATTACGACCAGTCCGGTGGCGGACTCTATGGCGACTGGAAAGATGACGTGATGGCGATGCACCTATCGCAGAACGGCGCTTCGCTAGTGGAGAGCCCGAACGTTCGTAGCGGTGCCGGAATTTTCGGCGGGCCGGCTCCCGGCGAAGATAATCCTTACGGTTTCAGCGGCACATCGGAGACCAAGAAATAGCGCGGCGCGGGCGGGGGATTGGTCTCATGCGTAAGGCGTAGGCCCTCCCGCCCGAATTTCGTGATGCGAGATGCCTCAGCAATGGCCGCAGACTCAGGTCGACCAACGAACATTTGGCGCGCAGCAGCAGCGCACCATCGATGACCTGAATCGTCCGCAACTGCAGGGCATTGTCACTTCCTATCTCCAGGACAGCATGAGGTTCTGGCAGAGGAAGCCATTCTTTTTCACCTCCGCAGATAACACGGATCCGTTGGTCTGGACGGCGAACGTCAACACCACGGTAGGGACCACCATCCAGTACACCGACCCTACCGGACAGGTCTGGTGTTTCGTCGCAGCGAACGCGGGACTGACGGACCCGGCAACCGCGCCCAACTTCCAGTCCGTCATTAACCAGGCATTTATCCCGCCGTCCACGAGCGTAAATCCTCCACCGCTTCCGCCGCCGCCGGCGGGGACGGCGGGAACCATCATAGACAATGGTGGGCCACCGACGGGGGTCATCTGGATTAATAACGGACACGCCCTGGGCGGCTACCGATGGAACCCGCAACTGTCGACGCTCTACAACGTCAACCAGTACCAGCTCCCCATCGATCTCGTTGCCTTTACGAGAGTGGAAATCACTTGGGCGCGCACTATCCGCCTCGAGCTCGCGCCGGAATCTTACGGGCGCCTGCGCGATATGGATATGATCGGCCCGACCCCACCGACCACGTACCCCAATACCTACGCGTACTACCACGGGCAGCTCTACGTCTTCCCGTATCCGGTCGGACTCTACCCGATAACTTTTAGCTACCGCTCCGCTCCGCCCATCGCGCAGCTCGCCGGCGACGTGAATGTGTGGACCACCCAGGCGGAGAGCATGGTGAGGCACTACGCGGAGGGAAGGATCAACGAAGCGGTGATTGGCGACCAACAGATGGCGCAGCTCTGCTTCGATCTAGCGAACCAGGAATTCCTGGATTTACAGCAGCAGACCTCGCAGCGCGATGTGAGGCAGGGCATCCCGCCGTCGGACTGGTAAGCCATGCCGATTCGAAAAACAGGGAGTGGGCAGGAAGTTCCGTTCTACGATTTCGGTCCCGATTTAAATTTGAGCACGCCGGGGATCGTGCTCGATGCCAATAACGCGATTCCCACCATAAAAGGTTACAAGTCTCGCAACTCAGCGCAGCAGGTGGCGCCGGCACTGCCGGTCACCGGAGCGGGCCAGCCTGAGACCCCGCTAGGTGCGTATGTCGCTTTGTACCAGGACGGCAGCACCAAGGTCTTTGCCGGCACTGCCTCGCGGCTATTTCGGTTGGATAGCGGCGCGTGGACCACGGTTGGAAGTGGCTATTCGGCGACGTTTCCATGGGTTTTCACCCAGTTTCTCCAGGATGTCATAGCCACCAGCCCAGGAAATCCTAATATGCAGGTGGCAGCGGGGCCGACCGGGACCTTCAGCAACCTGGGCGGAGGACCGCCGACCAACGCCACCTCAGTCATTTCAGTCGGGGGCGTGGTGGCTGCATATAAAAACGCCGACTACCTCAACTCGGCTGTGGGGACCGATAGCTATTGGTCTCCTCCCACTCCGTCGAACGGCTCTTTCCAGGGCACCCTGTACGACTTCCCCGGCAACATCGTTGCGGCCGCCGCTCTGTTCCGCAACCAGATCATGTTCAAGAAAAACTCCATGTTCATGGCGACTCCGGTGCAGGGCTCCCAACAGTGGAATACCCAAATCCTGAGTGCGAATACCGGAACTTGGGGCCAAGGCTGTGTGTGCCCGATGCCGACCGCGATCAGCTTTCTTGGCACGGACGACTTCTATATTTGCCAAGCGGCGGCGCCGCAGCGCATCCCGAACAGTTGCAAGGAATGGTTTTTCAACACCTGCCACAAGGATGCGAGCGGCAGTCCCGACCAGCTCCAGACCACCTCGAGCTGGTACGACCCGATGACGGCGACTTGTTACTGGCATTTCGTTTCACAATCGCCACCATTCGCCGGGATGCCGGACCGGTACGTCGGCTGGAACTCGAGAAGCGGTCGCTGGGTGCCCGGCTATCTGAATACACCGTTGGTGGTTTGGAACACCCAACCAGGTCAGCAAGCGGGATTGTACTTCGACAACAATGGAGTTCTGCAGTCCTGGACCGGACCCCCGACCACGATGTTCATCTTGACCGGGTTCCAGGGTGATCCAGACAACTTAACTCAGCTCCAGAAAGTCCGCGTGTCCTACGCGACCGGCTTGATGCCGACCTCCCAGAATCTAATTCCCATGCACGTTTACAGAATGGGTGATTTCCCGACCGTGGAGATCCCCGCGATCCTCGCCGCCGATGGTTGGTTCAACTTCCGCTACACCGACCGCTACCATCAAGTTCAGATCCAGACGAGTGGGCCGGCGGAAATCCAGGCCATGGCCTACGAGGGTCGACTGGCAGGAGTGCGCTGAATGCCTTACCAGACCGAAGAATATACGCCGCCTTATCTCCCGCCGATTGGACCCATCAGGACCTTCGAAGAGGTGCGAGCTGCCGTCGGCCGGATCATGGAGTACCTCCAGCGTCTGCAAGCCGCAGATGTGTCGTACTTTCAGCTCATGCGCGAGAACTTAAACCAGTCCGCCACCACCCAGGGACCGGACATTCCCGTCGCGCCCAGCATCAGCATCACCAGGTTCATGCACGTCATCACCGGCACCAACACCGCCGGCACGCCTCTTACCACCATCAACCCGCCCATGTTTTTCGCTGGGCAGTTGATGCTGGTTGCGAAAGACGGTTTTTACCTAGCTACGGGTGGCAACGTCCAGATGTTCCAGTCGCCCAACTACCTGAACCCAACCGCGAACATCATGCTCACCTACGTTCCCTCGATGAACCTGTGGATTGCCGACACCTGTCGGCTGCACACCGGTCCCAGCCTGATCAGAGTCGGCCGCCGCGACATAGGCGACACAGAATGAAAATACTCTGGATAATCACAATCCTCCTCGCGCTTATCGGCCTAGCGATTACAGCTCGAGCTCAGAACGTGATCGGCAACCAGCACACCGCTGCCGGCATTTTGGAGGGGTCGCATCAGTTCACCGGCAATAAATGCACTGCCGTCTCGGTCACTTGGCACACACAAAACCCTAGATGGCTGATG